TGCACCGCCTCCCCTATATAACGATGGTTGTCAAGATTCCTCATTGTTCAAAGTTTTGATAGCAACGCGCTGTTGCAGAAACGTAAACATATCCATACCTCTCGCAGCATTGTTGGGTGGGTGTGAAGACGGTAGTTCCTGAAGGGTTGAGGAAAGATATCTGTCCGTTGGCTTTATCGATTCCGTTCGGGATATAGGCGCAGTCTCTGATATCTCCCAATATCTTCAGGAGGGTAACTTGAACCACCCCGTCCGAAGTAGCGTCATACGTTACCGAGAGAACCCTCCAATAGGTGTCTTTGATATATATCTTATCTGAGAACTCGAACGATGCTAACTCCGTCCGCGTGAGCTTGAAGAATGCTGTCATCTTCCTTGCATCGGAAGAATACAATTCATTGACCCAAGGTCTCCAATACTGATAATATAGCGTGTTTAATGGATTGGCTTCTATGATATGAAAAGGACGCTCCACCCCGAAGGATAGATCCGAATCAAGTACCGAAGCGTAGTAGTCCGAGAATTGAGAAAGCACCGGATAGGATGTCGATGTCGCTCCGGCTGTATTCGCGTCATTATAGAGCGTTATGTTTCCGGATTGGGTTTCGTTCCAATAGGCGATGCGAGGAAGCGGGTCTTTGATAGTCTTATCGGATTCCGACGTATCGACGAGGAGCCTGTGAATAGCGTAATTCGTGCCGGGTATATACGAGATAACGTGAGGAGCAAAAGGGGTCTTTATCTCTTTCGTTCCCGAGGCGAAGTCGTTGTCTGGATCTTCGACCCTATATCTTCCGTAAACCCTGTCAGCATTCTTAAATACTAAGTCGTTTACCAAGTCCTTCCCGTTGGAATGAGTCCAGTCGTATACTCGTGATTGAAGGTCGGTAGTCGGGACGATGGAGATATCCTTCGAGAGGTCTATCTTATTCGTCCAGTCCTTCTTTTGTCCCGAAGCGTAATAATCTCCGAGCGGTTCGATATATAGATGTTTGGGGTTGTTCCTGTCGGGTATGAATACGAGGTTGAACATCTTCTGAAGCCCTGCGATGAAATCGATTTGCTTCATCTCCGGCATATTAGCGGAGCAGTTGACCGTCTGTCCCGAGGTGGGGTCGCTGATAGTTAACACCTGCCACCATGTACTTTGAGGGGCAAAGGTGAAGTTTCCGTCAAGGTTCAAGACATCGCCATTCGATGCCATCTCGTAATAGATAGTAACTTGATCGCCTTGGTTTAAGAGTATCGGAGGGCTGGTGAAGTTATGGACTTGATCATTGAAAACCGCTCCGGGGTAGTTGTCGAGGATTTGCCATTCCGTCGTTGCTGCTGTCGTATTTTGAAGCCAGATAGAGAAGGCGTGATTCGTGGCGTTAGTACGTCCGTAAAGATTAACCCGAAACGTGTAATAAGCACGGAAGGGAGCCGTATATGTAGAGCCTCCGGTTCCTGTATCGTTGAAGTTAGCTCCCGTATCAAAGAAAGGGGAAGCCTCCCTCCATTGCGTAAGAGCTACTCCGGGATTGTGTGCCGTTAACCCCGTCAAGTTAGAGGGTAGCCCGACAAGCATCGTCTCCGTCTGCGGGGCTTGTGTTCCTATTACCGACCTTTTGCCGTTATAGAGCAAAAGATATAGACTGCTCTCCCTCGTGAAGAATGTTGAGTCGTAGGTATAACCAGCGGTATCGAGAACCTCTTCCAATAGCTTCGAAACCCTGAAGTACGGGGTGAAGTCCCCATGTTCAAGGATATTGGTAGGACTCCAGATGTTGTCGACTTGGTTAGCGTACCAGTTCTTTCCTTTGTCGGGTATCCCGTAACGTACATCACCGGAGAGGAGCGTCCCCGTCCAGCTATTGAGGATGGCGGTATTGTTTAGGGTATGGTTATAGGCTGAGAGGTCGAGGTCGGAAAGCATCCCATCACCGATATCTCTCGAGAGGTTAGCCGTCTCACCAAAGACGACGAGTTCCACGTCCGCATACTTCCCCTTTTGAACGTATATCCCCTTCACTTGTGCGAAGCCTCGCATCAACGGGATGGAGTTATATGTCAGCTCCGCAGAGACTTTGGTCTTCGGGTTCCATGTGGGGATAAGTCCGAACTCGTTAACGGCTCCGAAGTAGTCTTGATTCTTCTTCGTGAGGGGTACGCGGAAGGTCTGCGAGAAGTTAGACTGTGCGCTGTTTATCTCTTGGATATTAGCGAACTGATACGAGAGGTTGACAGGCTCGTTCTGATATAGCTCGATATCGTTTCCTGCGAGGGTGAGTCTTAGCATCGGATGATCTGAGCGAGTTCCACATTAAACGAGATGACAAAGACCTTCGAAACGACATCCTCTTGCACCTCAAGCGAAGAATCTTGGATAATTACGGGAACCCAAAAGCCTTCGATATAAGCCATCACATTCTTCGACCTCATGCAATATTGAAAGAGGGTGAGTTCTTCAATCGTGAGGATCCCGTTCAATTGATACTGCTCTTTGACCTCCACTTGATAGGGCTGAATCTCTCTGTCGGAAACAGCAAACGAATAAGAGGCGGCGTTCCAGTCTCCGAGAATCTTTCGGTACGTCTTCTCTTCCCTTGTTACCGTCTTCTTCTTCCTTCCATTGAATCGGAGATAGTCCCATCCTCCGACGGTGTTCGCCCATCCGATACGGACGCTCTCATTCTTCGAGGCGAAACATCGGTTGTAGATCCTGAGCTTGTTACCGTACTCCGTTCCTAATGAGTTCGTCGGTCTTACTTCGTAATAACCCCATCCACCAGTAACGGCTTCGAGAGCCGTCTTTATCGGGATATATGAAGAAGGATATAAGTAGGCGTAAGTCAAAGACCCGGAAACGAGCGAGGGGGTCGTGAAGTTCGAGTTCGATTGATACGTTCCGTTCGTTGAGTCGATAGCGTAGTCCGTATATGTCCCGACTATACTCCCGGAGGTGTCGTAGATATAAATCCTCATATTCGTTACCAAGCTCCCCGTATCATCGGAGTTGACAAAAGCGAACACCCCGGTCTCGTCGATATCGGCGTATATCTTGATGATGTTGTTCTCCGGTACGCGGTCAGTTAGCCAGAACTTCCTCGTTGACCCTGTGCCGTAATAACTAGAGAACGAAGGGAGGAGTCCGTCGCTTATCTGCTGGTATCCGTCAATGAGCCATATATTTAAAGAGTCCTCGTCGAGGCTTTCTACCGATCCGTTCCATGTTCCAAGCTTGACCGTATACAGCCTCACCCCGTCATTCGCTTTGGTATATATTTTATTGTTTAGGGAATGGATAACGCCCGACGTTCCGAACTTCTTAGAATCTACGTTGACGCGTCCTCGGACTACCTCGCCCAAATCAAAGAAGGCGACATCGTTCGCGTTAGGCGTGATATACATCTTCGCGATTTCCGTTCCGTTCTCATCGACTTGGATGATGAAGCGAAAAGCGTCGGTAATAGCCCCTTGTTCCTCACAGGTATATATAAGAGGCTGCCCGGCTGGAAGCCATGTCTCGTCGGGTGATGATGTGAAAGCCGCCATTATTTGATAGTTATGTTTCCGAGGTTCAACTTGAATTTGTCCTTGATATCTTCCGTTATCGCTTCTCCTATCTTCTTATCAAAGCGTTTAGATACTGCGACGAATGCTTTCTCATAGAACCGAAGTCCGACGATTCCCTTACGTTTCACACTTCGAGCGACCAGGAAGGCGAGGGAGTTTATGTTGCTTTTGGATTGTTTCTTGAAGCGTCCCTTTTCATCTCTGAGCTTGATACCTTTCGCTTTAATCCACGGGATGAACACCGAAGAGGGCGGTTGTTTGCGGAAGTTGAAGAAGGGCGACTTCTGATTCTTCTCCGTGCCATTGACTCCCCAATGAAGATAGGCGGCGTATTTGTTGGCTTTGCCTTTCGCTCCGAAGGTTACTTCTCTGACCTCGTTACCACGAACGCGGATCTTATAACTCAAAGAACGCTTGAGGGTTCCTGTCGCTACGCCGTAGTTTTTATTCCTGCCTATCTTCCTCCCTCCGAGGTGACGACGTGCCGACTTGACGACCTCATCGGCAAAGAGTAGTATCGCCTCGTTTAGATTCTTCATATCCCCGCCTTCTCAGAGGCTCTTTGACAATGGTTCGTATCAATAGAGTCGAGGGTCTTGACAAGCCATATCCCAACACGTGATAGAGTCCTCTCCCGAAGGTTCGCTCCGAGTACCGCAGAGATAGAATGAACGCCGAAAGGTACCCCTCGCTTCGTTAGAGCCATCGTAAGGAACTTTCCAGCACAAACGGATACAATCTTCGACAGAGCGAAAAAGAAGCCGTTTATGAGGCTCCAAATGCTTCTGAAGATATTATTTGCCGTGAAGAGGATTCCTTCGGCTATCGTGAAGGCGATCCCGATAGGGATGACGATAAGAGCCAACACCAAGAGGAAGAGTATCTGAATAAGTTTAATTGTCATCGTCCTTGACCTTTATAGGGTTTTTTGTAGTTCTTGGATCGCTTGAGTTTCGAGTTCTTCGTCTTTGCATGAACTCCAGGACGAGAGACGAACCTCTCAATCCTTTTATTTACCACTTGCTTCTTTGCCATTATTCAGGATCTTGAGGAAACCAACCGTGTTCAATCATATAAGCCTCATCGCGTATCTGAGTCGTCGACGGTACGATATGCCCGAATGGAAACTCCTGCGAGTTAAGGACATACGAAGCAAGGTTAAACCGTTCCTGTTCCGATAACTCAGGAAAGAGCGAAACTAGCTTCTCGAGTGTCGCCTGTGGATGAACGGGGATGATGTAATCCGTATCGACCTGCAAAGCGAATTGAACGCCGTCAGGATGTTCGATAACTCCGAATACCGTTCCGTCCTTTTGGTAAGGTGCTTGAATCGCGAGTGGCGAGGTGATATTGTAAAGTTCGCGCGTGATGGATTTGGCGCGTTGCTCGCTTGACAAAGTGAGTTCGGGGAGAACTATGATATATCCGTTCATCAGTAAATCGAATAAAAGGTGTTTATGTTGTCCTCGATGTTCGTGCGGTTCGCGGTTTCATCTGAAGCGTACAAAATAACCTCAAACAAATGCCCTTCAAGTCCTCTGTTAAGTCCTGAAACGTTTCCCAACACTACGCCGTCCGTTGGATTGTCAGGAGTTCCAAGCAAGGTTGAACTGATTTCGTTCGCGCCGTTAGTGAAAATCTTGTAGTTCGTTCCGTCGGCATGAGAAGAAACTAACTGGATGACGTCGGTTGATGTTGTGCTTGAATAAGTAGCACTCGAAAAAGTACCGCTATTATAATAATATGTTCCATACAAATGATTGGCTCCCGTTCGCATTTGGTGACTTGTTGGGCCAAAGTAAATACCGCTGTTGCCGCTATCCGTTGAACTTTCCTCATAAACTGCAAAAGCCGAAAAATCGCCTGTAACATCTACAATTGAAAAACCTGTTGCCGATACGTTCCGCTGAGATGCTCTGAGCATTTCTAAAGCTGGTTTACCGTCTTGCGTCACCACGCCCGTAACGCTGTCATAAATCTTTGGCTGATTCGCCGCCGTCGTTTGCGTCGCGTCGTTCGCGTTGCCACTCTGACAATACCACGTCTTGACAAAGCCGTCAGTACCTGAACAGAACGAAGCCAATGATACCGTATCAAGCTCTCCGAATACATTGAAATTTATGTCAGATTCGGCGTTGTCACTTGCCCGTCGTACCCGTATCGCTGAACCCGTGTAAGCGGTTCGCAGCTTTCGAAGTGAGTAAGCCGCCGCCGCTCCTGAATACGTGTCGAGGAGTGGCGTGTTTTGGGTGAAGTATCCGCCTATGTTGGATTCAATTTGTGTGCGGTCTGTGGATTTGTCGGA